GAAAACGGCCTGCGCCCCGGCGCAGCTGCCTCGGTACGGCCGGACGTAGCCGCCATGACCCGCGCCCAGCGGGAAGCCTTGGAGCGCCGTGTGCTGCACGGTGCACAAATCGAACTTTAACCTGACAGGAGAAAGGAAAAAAGCATGATGAATTTTAACATCCAGCTGTTTGCGGACGCGCAGACCAACACCACCGGCACTATGTCGGTGGAGATGAAGACCTTTTACGAGAAGCGCCTGATCGATCAGGCGGAGCCGCGCCTTGTGCACGACCAGTTTGCGGATTACTACCCTGTGCCCCAGAACGGCGGCAAGACCATCGAGTTCCGCAAGTACGACAGCCTGCCCAAGGCCAGCACTCCGCTGACCGAGGGTGTTACCCCCAACGGTCAGGCCCTGAACGTGACCAGCATCACCAGCGATCTGCACCAGTACGGCGGCTGGACCCCGCTGACCGATGTTTTGCAGATGACCGCCATCGACAACAACGTGGTGCAGGCCACCCGTGTGCTGGCAAGTCAGGCAGGCCGCACCATGGACAGCATCACCCGCGATGTGCTGGCGGGCGGCACCAACGTCATCTACGCCCCGAAGCTGGGCGCAGACGGCACCGAGACCGCCGTTACCAGCCGCAAGGCGCTGGACAAGAGCTGCACTCTGACCCCGAAGCTGTTCTTTCAGGCGGCGGCGCAGCTGGGCGCAATGAACGCCGACCCCATCGGTGACAGCTACGTTGCCATCATCCACCCCTATGCAGCCTACGACCTCAAGACCTGCAAGGAGTTCATGGAGGTGCACAAGTACGCCGACCCCGACACCATGTTCCGCGGCGAGATCGGCAAGCTGGGCAACATCCGCTTTATCGAGACCAGCGAGGCCAAGATCTGGAAGGATAATACCTGCCCGGCGGGTCTTGCGGTGTTCGGCACGCTGGTGCTGGGTGCCCACGCCTATGGCGTGACCGAGCTGGAGGGCGGCGGCCTTGAGCACATCGTCAAGCAGCTGGGCTACGGCGACGACCCGCTGAACCAGCGCGCCTCTGTGGGCTGGAAGGGCATGCGCGCCGCCGAGCGTCTGGTGGAGCAGTACATGGTGCGCATCGAGAGCGTGTCCAGCTACTCTGCCACCGCTGCCGCCAACTAAGGAGGTGCCCATGGCTGAAAAGAATGTGCGCATCCGGCTGTTCAAGGACAACAGCCGCTACAAGGGTGACCTGTTCGTCAGTGTCAACGGCGTGAACTACAAGATCCGCCGTGGCGTGGAAGTGGAGGTACCGCCCGCTGTGGCCGAGGTCCTGGAGCACAGCCAGCGTCAGGACGAGCTGACCGCTGCCCGCATTGCCGCTGCGGAGAACGCGGCACAGTGAAATAAGCGCTGCCCGGCTGGGAGAAATGCCCCCGGCCGGGTTTTTTATAAAAGGATGTGATGAGATGACCATAGGAGAGGCTTTGGAGCGTGCCGAGCAGCTGCGCCCCAACTGCCGCATTGAAACCGAGACCCGGCTGCAATGGCTGCGGGAGGCGGACGCCCTGCTGCGCACAAAGCTGTTTGACCGCGCCGCCGCCGGGGCGTTTGACGCCGTGGGCGCAGACCGTCCGTGGGAGCAGCCGGTGCAGGACGACCAGACGCTGCTGGCACCGCCGCCCTTTGATGCCCTGTACCCGCACCTGCTGTGTGCGCAGATGGATGCCGCCTTGGGCGAGACCGACCGCTACGCCGGGGAGCAGGCACAGTACAACGCCCTGTACGCAGAGCTGGCGGTTTGGCTGCGGCAGAACTACCCGCCCCGCAGCCGGGCGCAGTGGCGCTGGTAAGGAGGTGAGGTGATGGTACTGGCAGACAGAATACGGCTTGCCAACACCCGGCAGCTGCTGCGGGCCTTTGGCGGCCTGAACGAGACCTACGGCTGCTCGGAAGCAGAGTACAGCGCCGGAGTGAACTTTTCCACCCGGGATTTCCCCGCACTGAGCACCCGCACCCCGCGCCGCAGACTGCGGGCACTGACCGGGCTGAACGGGATGTATCACCTGAATGGTCTGCTGACCGTCTGCGGACGGGATGTCGTTTATACCCCGGACGATGCCGCCGCCCCGGCGGTGACGAAGCTGGACGCCGTGACCGACGGCCGCAAGGCGCTGGTGGGCATCGGTACAAAGATCCTGATCTTTCCGGACAAGCTGGCCTTTGATACGGCAGACGGCAGCGTGACCGCACTGGGAGCACTGTGGACGGCGGCGGGCAAAAGCGTGACCTTTGCCCCCTGTGATGCCGCAGGCAAGACCTATCAGGTGGAGGCCTTTGGCCGGGAGGAGCCCGCCGAACCGGCAGACGGACAGCTGTTTTTAAAGGTAGAGGATGCCGACCATCCGTGGCGGTACGACAGCACGCTGGAGATGTACAGCAAAAACTCCGGCAGCTGGACAGCCATCCCGCTGGAATACTGCCGTATCACGGCGGCAGGGCTGGGCAAGCTGTTCCGGCAGTGGGACACCGTGACCGTGCAGGGCGCAGCCGCCGAAGCGGCAGGGCAGAGCCCGGAGCTGAATGGAGACCAAATCGTGTATGACGTGGGCGAGGACTGGCTGCGGGTGCGCTGCACCCCACAGGGCGAGTATTTCTACGGCACACTGGTGCAGAACGCCGCCGCCGCCCAGTGGCAGAGCATGGACGGCAAACAGCACCGCAGCGTGGAAGCCGCCCAGACGGTATCCATGGAGCGCCGGGTGCCGGAACTGGATTTTGTGACCGAGTGCGACAACCGGGTGTGGGGCTGCAACAGCAAAGAAAACGTTATCTACGGCTGCAAGCTGGGCGACCCCACCAACTGGTTCAGCTACCGGGGCATCGCCGCAGACAGCTACGCCGTCACCGTGGGCAGCGATGGTGCCTTTACCGGGGCAGCTTCCTGCATGGGCTATGCGCTGTTCTTTAAAGAGAATACCCTACACAAGCTGTATGGCTCCAAGCCTTCGGATTTTCAGCTTTCCAGCCTGCGCTGCCGGGGCGTGGCAAAAAACGCCGCCCGCAGCCTGTGCGTGCTGAACGAGACGTTGTATTATCTCTCGCCGGACGGCGTCATGGCGTGGGACGGCAGTCTGCCCACCAAGGTGTCCGGCGCGCTGGACGCTGCAAAGCTTTCCAACGTGCAAAGCGCTGTGGGTGGTGCGCTGGATGGCCGGTATTACCTGCACATCTCCCGGGAGAGTGCGCGCCTGCTGGTCTACGATACCGAGAAGGGGTTGTGGAGCGAGGAGGACGTCTGCTCCTGCGATATGACCAGCACCGGCGGGCAGCTTTATCTGTGGGACGGACAGGCGCTGTGGGCGGCAGACCCCACCCGCGAGCCGGACTGGCAGAGCACCGATGGCGTGGAAACGGACATCCCCTTTGAACTGGTCACAGGCGATGTGGGACTGGACGGCACCGAGCAGCGGTATCTCTCCCGGCTGACCTTGCGGCTGGACGCCGAGTGCACCAGCACAGTAGAAGTGGCGGTGAGCTATGACGGCGGCGCGTGGGAGACAGTGGCCTCCCTTGCCGCCCAAGGCAACCGCCGCAGCTATGACCTGCCCTTTGTACCCCGGCGGTGCGGGTCGCTGCGGCTGCGGCTGCGCGGCAAGGGGCAGATCACTCTGCGCAGTCTTGTGCGCACCATCGCCCCGGCAAAGGGAAAATTATGGGAGGAGGATGCCTCATGGCAAGCATGAACGGCCTGAGCAAGCTGGGCCTGCCCAAGTTCAGCGATAACATGGACCCGGAGGATGCCCGGGCACTGCGCAGCTATCTGTACCAGATGCAGGAGCAGCTGCAGTATGTACTGACCAATCTGGATACGGAAAATATGTCCGACACCCTGCGCAGCAAGCTGCAGGGATTATAAGAACGAAAGGAGAATTATATGGCATCCAAAAAGAAGGAGGAACTGCTGCAGCCGGATATGCAAACGCAGGCACAGCCCGCTGCGCAGTCCACTTACAGCGCCGAGGGGCTGAACAGCCGCGCCGATGTGGAAAAGGCCATGGCAAACGTCAGCTACCGCCCCGGTCAGCAGGTGACCGATGCGGCCGACGCCCTGAAGCAGTGGCAGCAGAACCGCCCCGCAGACTACCAGAGCAGCTATCAGGATAAGATCAACAGCCTGCTGGGGCAGCTGCTGGAGCGGGAGAATTTTCAGTACAGCTACACCCGTGACCCGCTTTACCGCCAGTACGAGCAGCTGTATACCCAGAACGCCCACAATGCCAGCGCGGACGCGGCGGCGCAGGCCGCTGCTCTGACCGGCGGCTATGGTTCCAGCTATGCCACCAGTGCGGCGCAGCAGGCCTATCAGCAGCAGATCGGCGGGCTGGCCAGCGCCATCCCCACCCTGTACAATCTGGCGCTGGATACCTACCAGAGCGGCGGCGAAGAACTGGTGAACCGGCTGGACCAGCTGAACGGACAGGAGCAGAACGCCCAGACCCTGTACGACCGTCAGCTGCAGGACTATTACACCCAGCTGCAGCAGAAGGGCGAAGCGTACAACGACGCCTACGCCAAGGACTACGGCCAGTATCAGGAGCACCTGAACCGGCTGGACACCCTGCACGGCTACTACACCGCGCAGGAGCAGGCGGAAATCAGCCAGCGCCAGCAGACTTTCAATAACATCATGACGGTGTTGGGCGTCATCGGGGACGTGGTGCAGCTGGCCATTACCGGCACCACCGGTCTGGGCACGTTGGCGGGCAGCCTGCTGAACACCGGGTACAACATCTACTCCGGCAACCGCGCCTACGAGGCCGAGCGCGCCGATACCCAGTGGAACCAGCAGATGCAGGAAAAGCAGCGGCAGGACGCACTGACCCAGCAGCAGTACGACAACACCGCCAGCGAGCGCGCCTATCAGGATGCGCTGAAGCAGCAGGCCTTCAACAACAATGTGACCAGTCAGAAGCTGAACATTGCCAAGGGCGAGTGGGCACTGAAGCAGGCTAACGCCCAGCAGAAGGCCGCACAGGCCGCCAGCAAGGCAGTGGCTGCGGGCACAAAGTCCGGCAGCTCCAGCAGCGGAAAGGCCACCGGCAGCAGCGGCTCTGCTTCCGGCGGCAGCCGCAGCACTGTCAGCGCCGGAGTGCCCTACACAGCAGCGCTGCTGCGCAGTCAGGGCAAGAACGATGTGGCCATCACCTCTGCCCTGCGGCAGGAGGGCTATACCCCCGCCCAGATCGCAAAGATCCTGCAG